TGGCAAAGATTTACTATTAAGCATCTAAAAAATTATAAACCTGCTTCTTATAATAGAGTGCGTGATACACTCCAAGCTATATGTAAAGTATCGCAGCTTAAAGTTGTTAATGACTCAACCACTATTAGTGGATTGTATATACCTATACGCAAAGTCAAAGGACAAAGAGTTGTGTATCTATCCCAAGAACAAAGAGAGATGTTGTTCAAACATTATCCATCATGGTTAAAATCCTGGGCCATTGCTTGTGCATTCCATGGATTCAGAAAAGGAGAGTCGTTGTTATTACAACGTACCGATATAAACTTTGAAGAAGAATTGATTTGTTTACCTATGTCGATAACCAAATCAGAACGCAATAGGTTTATACCTATGCACCCACGCTTAAAAGAAATCTTATTAGAAGAAGGCTTTAAGCATGAACGATATGTGTTTGTTAATCACAAAGGACAACCTTACGCAAAACAAGGTCCTCATGTGGCACACAACACAGCAATTAAACGAGCCAACAGAGAACTGGCTGAACTTGACAAGCCATTAATACCACGATTTACTATCCATGATTGGAGACATCACTTCGCTTCTTGGTATCTTATGAGTGGTGGAGATGCAGAGTCACTCAGACAATTAGGTGGGTGGACTGATCTTAAAATGGTGCAACGATACGCAGATGTTTCAAGTGAACATAAACGTGCAGGAATAAGGAATTTAAAATAAAGAGAATAAAATGAATTGTAATCAATGTAAAAAAACTAAATTAAAATTAAAATTATGGCAAACAAGTCTTAATAAATATATAAATTTTTGTAGTGAAGATTGTATGAAAAAATATCTAATGAACAAATATAAACGTTCTCATCATGCAAAAGTAATTGGATTAAGTTTGGAGCTAGCAGAAGGAATTTAAAATAATTGGTTACGTTTTACTACACGTTTTTTTATGCTATGCTCTGTAAATGGTGGGCGGTGACGGTCTCGAACCGCCGACATTCTCGGTGTAAACGTAGGAGTTAATATATTATGAGCCTTGGAAATCTATCCCCTTACATTCAATATACAATCGTAACCCCTTGTAAATCAAGGAAAAAACGTAGCCTTTTTTATCGTCTATGTATGTGCATTACTACACTACTATTAATTAGTTTATCTGTTTATACTGTTTATTAATGCATTGCATATAATTTTGAGTCACGTTTTACTACACATAAAGGAGAACACATGATGTTGAAACTGTCACGCAATCAAGTAGATGACATTCGTGAGGCTATTAAGAAAGATAACAAACGAATAGATGACGAGCGTATCTACGGAGATATAACAGCGAAACGTGCAAAGAACCTAACGCCAGTCGCTTTAGCTAGTCAGTACAAAGTATCAGTTAATCAAATAAGATATATAACAAAGGAGTTATAGTCATGAACAAAGAGAATAATAACTCATAACATAAAGGAGAAACAAATGGCAAGACCAGTAATTAAATTCGATCAAAAGAATTGTGCAGAGTGTGGAATAGGAATGCCACCTGTCACATTCAAAAGACCATATGCTAAGTTATGTCCTGATTGCAAATCAGACCTAAGAGCAGGCAACCATGAACTTAGACAAATATTTCAAGAGTTAAAAACCACAACCACAGAAACCGAAGACTGGGGTAGCCAAAACATCACAACAAAAGATGATGCCATGCTACGCCATCATAGGTTCTGATGACTCTCGGCTACGAGAGTTATCTTTAACCACAACCGACAGGAGAATACAATGCCATTACACTATAACTATACAAAATGTAACCTTGAAAAAGTAAGTCCACAAATAATAGAATGTGTGATAAATTTAACAATGCTTATTGAAGTAGGTAAGTTTACAGAACAAAACATAGATGATGTGTTTGATAGGATACTTATACTTGAAGCCTTTGATGGCCCATTCATATGGGATGATGATAATAAATCTATATTAAACAACAAGTCTTTAATAGAAAAGTTCATAGGGTTATCTACCAATGTAACAAACCTAAGTATGAAAAAATGGTTTAGTAAACGTTTAACGTTTCGTAGACGTGAGCAAGCTCATTTAAAAACATTGGATAAAGTAGCATGAATTACCTTAAAGCACCTGAAAGCTCAACCATAAGCAATAGTAAAAAGAATAAAATATCACCTGATCATTACGCTAAGTATACAATAGAACCATTTGAATTTATCATAGCCAATAAACTTGATTACTGCCAAGGCAATATACTTAAGTACATTATGCGTTATCAAGATAAGAATGGTACTGAAGATTTATATAAAGCACAGTGGTATCTAAACAAACTCATTGATAAAAGTATCAACAAAAATAAATAGGATTACTTCTCTAGTAATCCTTTACGATAACCTTGAGTACGATCAAAGGTAAGGTTCTCCTTCCTGCCGTTTGGTACATAGGAGCAATGCACCCACCCTGTGTTGCCTCCTTTATAGCACTCAAGTATCAACTGATCATACTCAAGGTTATCACTAATCCATTCAGCAAGATCAAAGTTAGATATACCGCAGATTTCAAAGTCGGCTGCTTCCCCTTTTGCATGTTGTGACGTAGCCTTACTCCCAATAGCATTGCATAACTCAACAGACCGATACCCACTTGATACCATGAATGCACCATACTCATTACGTAATGGTTGCAGTACATTCTCTGCCAATCTACCCAAGTTATATATAGCATCTGCATCTGGATTGTTAGCTATACCCATACGTTCTGCTGTTTGACTCTTAAGCATTTCATCTAATGAAAAGTTCTTGGATAGCATAACCATTACTTCCTATCCTTACCTTTTAAACGTTCCAGTGTACGCATACCACCAAGACCAAGCATACCCATAAGAACAGGCAACATAGTTGCTGTGTCTGCTTGTGGTATATCTATGCCAAACCCTGCACATAATGGTGCGACTAAAAAGTTTACAAGAAATCCAAGCACGCATACCCACGCAGTCGCAGGCCTCCAACTTGATTGGAACCAGTTGCCCTTAGCCTCAGCCTCATTCACTTTGATCTGTGCCAATGCAATTTCTTGTGCGTGTTTCTCTGCCATAGTCGAAATCTCATGGCTCAGTTTTTGTTTGGTGTCTGCATCCGGGATAAACTTATCTAGTAATCCTGATACTGCAGGTATTAAAGCTGCAATCATTAATAAACCCTCACTTTCTTATCATCAACTTGTGGTACTAATTTACACATGCAGTCATATAGTTTAGGTCCGTTATCTGTATCATATTGTTGTCCACTCAAATGTTCAGAGTAAAACGTACAGTCTTTAACAGACTTAAAATATATACTGCCCTGCACTACGCCATTCATATAGCAAGCAAGCATAAACGCTGTCATATTATGCCTTTCTTTTTAGCTACAACAAACAAGACACCAACGACACCCGCCAATACAGTTGCTATAAGAATACCTAAAATAATTTTAAGAGCCATGTCTCGTATGTACTCTCTACGTTTCTGTGCTTTGATACGCTCTTCTTTCCTAGCCACCCGGGCATCAGCACAGAATTGTATGTAGTCTTTATAAAGATTGGCTCTGCCGTAAAGTTGCATATACTCTCGTAGTTTTTCTTGCTTAACTCTAATAGATTCAAGAGCCATAAACTCTTCAAGATCATTGTCGGTTCTACCTAAGAAGTTAGACCAAATGCTATTCTTTTTTTTATGTAAATCTTGTTGTAGTTTTTCTTCAGCACCTACAAAATTAGCGATTGCCGATCCTGCTGAACTTATTTCTCGACCATTTTCTAATGTTTGTTTAATTATTGCAAAAGCACTATTCGCAACCATGAGCATTTCAAGCATGGGCTACCTCACAAGTAAACCTATGAGTAAAACTATAGCAGTACCACTAGTACCAATCATTATATGTTCGATACGTTTGATCCGAAGTATAGTTTCTTTCCACCTTTCAGAACATACTGCTTCGTGAGTGTCTATCTGTGCTTTGACTTCAGATGCTTTGACCATTAGCCTTTGATCTCCTGAACTGTAATGTAACTAACTGCTCTTGGGTCATAAGAAGAATTATTTCTATCTGATTCACTTCTATTTATATATAGACTTTCACCACCATCTGCTCTTTTTGCAGCAGTTACTTTGTATATTATTTGACTAGCTGTTGATGGAGCATCTAATATTTGAGCAGAAGCATGAGTAATTGAGCCATCTGTGTTAGGGGGTAAAGAAAAAGGCAAGGCAGTAATTGGTCTACTACTAGCTGCATCAGCTTTACCAATTTCAGTAGAATCTCTCATTATACTAGCTTTCCCAACATAATGTCCTGCATAACCATACAGAATAACAGTAACTAATATTTTACTTGATGTACTTCGTGGAGTTATAGCAACACTCAAATCAGATACATCAACAAAAGATGTACTACTCATTTCTTGAGTATCTGATTTACTTGCTTGCTTAGTCTGCAACACACTTCCAACTGGAAGACGTTCAATGACACTTGCTGAGTTTAGTTTGGTTAATGCCATGCTATCCTCCTATACTGACGGACAAAGTTTAATAAAATTTATTTTTGTATCAAGTACTTCGCCACCACCTCTTAGAACTATATTACCCCCCGAAGATACTTTATGCTTAAACTTTACATTTGTAGTATTACTAACATTTAAAACATAAGGTAGTACAATATTTGAATAAGAATCTGCTTCTGGACCATGTATAAAAACACCATGAACATCAACGTAACTACTGTTATTTGTTGTAACAGACATAATAATACCACTATTTAAAGAAGCACCAGTATAATAAAAATGTGCGTGTAACTCTACTCGCCAAATCCCAGTAGAAGGAAATGTCCAAATGCCAGTACCAGCACTTCCAGCAGACGTAGCATGAGCCATACCACCATTTTTATTTGCAGTAGCATTAGTTGTTAGTCGTGTGTATCCTCTAGTTAAAACAGCATTATTTGCATGACTAGTATCTGTGTTATCATAATACCAAGTTTCTATTACACTATTAGCTTCTGCAAAACTAGTAGCACCAGTTCCACCATTAGCGACTGGAAGAACTCCACTTACTTTGCTAGTTAAATCTACTGCACCAGTACCAATCTTGTTAGCAGTTACACTACCATCTGTAGGAGTTGACACAGTACCTACGTTCCCAAACACTCTGACAAAATCAATCGTATCTGAAGATGATAACGTAGCACCTACAGTTAAGACTGCACCATTCAAAGACATAGTTGAACTACCTTGGATAACACCATTGATACTGACTAATAGATTGTTCACACTCTCTGGAGCAAAGTTAGCTGAGTTAAGTTGCAATGTGTAGTTAGCCGTAGCACTAGCAGTTAAGCTATCTAGCTCTATAAACCTACCTTGTGTTGGCTGATTACCTATGAATGGCATGGCTTACTCCTTTGGGTGCTTGTCTTTAATAGCTTTGATAGTTGTCTTCCAACCATCTATGCCATTGTGATACAAGTCATCTAATTGATTTGCTATTGTTGGGTATTCAGTTGCTCTATTTCTAGCGTAGGCTTTGGCTTCCCATTCTGCTTTTAGAGTAGCCATATGTTTAGTTCTTTTAGCTTCATCGTCATACTCAGACTGACCAAACCTAGAAACTATTTCTTTCCAAACAGAACTGTGATTGTTATCCCATGTTTTTAATTCTAAATAATTTATCATATCTTATTATGCCAATCGGCAACCCCCCCATGCTGTTTGACCTTTATAATAATCTGATCCAGTTGCACCACAAACAGCCATAGTATTGCCACTTGTTAAAGGAACAATTATTGTGCCATTTTGAGTGTGGTCGTTATTTGTATTAGATTGAAAAGTTATAGAGCCTGAACTTGATCTTATAAAACTTAATTTTGTAGAGTTTTTCAAAAAGGCAAAACCATTATCGGTATCTCCATCGGCTGTATATATTGCAAACCAAAACATATAAACACCAGTTGCTGGAGCAGTAAATTTATAGGTTGATGTGTTATAACAACTATCGGTGTCAAAACTATCGCCAGTAGAATCATCAGTAAATTGAACAATAGCTCCATCACTAACTGAACCCCATTCATCAGCATTAGTTCTAGCTGAAAAAGCATTAGTTCCACTTACACTAGTACCACTTACAGTTCCACTAAAAGCATAGGTATCTGCTAGGTTCATTGACTCTGCTTGTATTTTACTTAATGCCATTCTATCCCCCTATTTCTGTTGCAGTAAACAAAGAAACCATTCTTTCAAATGCAATGTTATCTGTATCGTTTATAGTTCTGTTAATAAACATATTGGCTGTACTTTGAGATGAAAAACCTACCTTGTATGTAATTGCAGAAGTTGATGAAGGTGAATCAATATACCTCAATGAAGCTCGTTCTGGAGAAGATGTGTTATCTCCATTAAGCGAAAGATGACCAACAGTAATACAAGTTTTTCTTGAACTTGCTGAATCACCAGCTAATTTATTAGTGTTTCTATAAAAAAACCAACCAGTATCCCAAGCTGAAGCTGTTGTTTCGTACATAATATTTGCATCTAGCATGATAATAGAAGATGTAGATTTAGGAGTTATTGATACTTCAAAGTTTGTAAGAACTCTATCAGTATTAGCTGATATTGATGTTTCAGTTTGAGTAGATGTTAATTGAAAATGTTTTACTTGCAACACAGCACCAGTACCAAGCTTGCTCCCAGCAATCCCAGCATTATCAGCAACTTTTGCATTTGTTACAGAGCCATCTGGGGGAACAGTTGTTTGTAAAGCCTTACCTAAAAATATAACGTAAAATGAATCTGTATTCGCTACATTACCAGTCATAGTTAAAGCAGTACCATTGACTGTATAAGCTTTGCCACTTCCACCCTCTTGACGTACATTATTAACAAAGATTTCTACTTCATTTTCATTAGCGACTGCATGGCTAAGTGTGTAACTTGTGCCACCATTACCAGTAATAGTTTGCTTGGCAAAACTTGTGAAGTTTACGTCTGGTGTATTTCCAATAAAAGGCATATCTAATCCTATGTACTAATGTTTTCTACATAACTTGCGATAACGTCTAAGCTGTTTGATGCACTACTTATAAAGAACAACCTATCGCCACTTAACAAAACAATCTTTGAATCATGTGTAAAAGCTGATCCACTTGGGATTGTCATGTCTTTAACTATATAATAATTTGCTGAACTAGCTTGGACATATGCTGATATTGTTATGGCATTGGCTGTGGTGTTAGCCATGTTCAATCCAATCAGAGTATGAAAGCCACTAGGAAAGTTTGCTCCATCAGGAATGTCTGTGGCACTAGTACCTATATTCCTCATTTTTATTTGTTTAAAATTTTGTGCCATATTCTACTCCTATAAAGCTATAGCCATTGCTACTGCAAAACCATTACTTGCTAAAGTTGATGTGTCTGTTGCTTCTACTGTTGACCATGCACTACCAGTATAAAATTTAAGTACATTAGAACTGCTATTAAAATACAAATCTCCNGCACTAACAGAACCACCACTAGGATCAGAAGAATGTGTGCCTTGNTAAATATTAGAAAATTCTGTTTTAGATAAAGCTGATTGTTCTGCCCAATACTTAGCTGAATACAAACCACCTGATACAGCAGTAGATGAACTAAACCCTGATCCACCACCTAATGCCCATTGTTTAGCTGATCCTGCTGAAATTGCGTTACCACTTATAGCATATGATTTAGCTGAATGTTCTGTTCCATCTACTGCGTCTGCTTCTACTGCCCAAGACTTAGCACTTCCTGATCCAGAAGTGTCTGTTACACCAGTACCACCAATCGCCCATGCTTTAGACGAATACTTTGAAGATTCAACAGCACCATCTACCTTGACTGCATAGTTTTCTGCAAGTGTAGCATTAGCACTAGCACCTGATACGGCACTAGCAATACCTGCAACTGTTGTTACATTACTAGCAATACCTGCAACAGTCGTAACATTGCCTGATATACCTGCAACTGTAGTAACGTTAGCTTGTATTCCTGCGACTGTTGTTACATTTGCAGAGATACCACCAACTGTATTAATATTCCCAGTAATAGCAGATAATGTACTAACGTTTGCTATTGTGGGTCCGGCTTCGACTGCTCCAGTGGATGCATTAAATCCTAAAACTGTACCAACTCTGTCGGCTTTCAATGGTAATGTCATACTAACTGCAGTATCTTGATCAGCAAGTTGCATT